ATGACAATGTAACCGCAGTGTTATCAACGGCCAGCTTGTCCAGCTTGCCTGCCATGCGGTCCCAAACCGTGGCGCTGAGATTGTCCTGCCAATTGGTCCGTAGATGCTCGCCTTTTTCGTTGCATACGCGTGCAAGCGCCAGTAGCAGGCTGGAAATGTTAGATTGATCCAAAACCGGCTCTAGCGTGTCCTGAATCTGTTGCTGCGTCATCATGGTCTTAAGCTCCTCATGGTTAATTGACTCATGACTGCCGACTCCTCAAATCGGCAGGGATGAATCAAATCGCCTTATGCATCTTCCGCGTTTAAGGCATTGGCAAAAGCCTTGCTACGCGTTGCCACAATCTCACATGCGCCCAATGCCGGATAACCCGCATGCATGTCGGGGAAGTTAGCCAAATTCCCAAGATACTTTTCACGGGCGATTTGCTTAGCGGCACTCGGAGTTGGCGCGTACCAATGTCCGCCCATGATGCACTGGCCACGCCAGCACACTTTGACGAAATATAGGGGGTTTGAATTCATGGTCTTAAGCTCCTCTTGGCTTGTGACTCTCAACACCCTTATTAAACGCTTTCCCGTGCCAAATAGCAATACCTCTTATCACTATTTTTCTATGCCTATCCCTCCAAAAAACCCCCTATTAAAACCCACCATTTCCTATGTTGTTTTTGCAATTTCAAAAATACAATCGAATCGCTTGACTAAACCCTTGGTTTGCTTAACCTAATCCCCATGTCGGAAACAATACCAGAACAAGAGCTTTTGCAAGACGCGGTTCCTGTTGAGATTCAAACCTTGAATCTTGGCGGCAGAAAAACCGATTACGATCCGGCTTTTTGCGACGCGGTTATCAATTTCATGTCACGGAATCATTCGCTTACCGCGTTCTCGTATCTGATTAAGGTTGCGCCCAACACAGTCAGGAACTGGACTAAGCAATTTCCTGAGTTTGGCGAAGCGGTTGAAATTGGACGTGCCGCGCGCGTGCTGGCGCTCGAAAAGAAAATGAACAACGCCAAAATTTCCGGGCCTGCAGCGAAAATCGCTTGGGACATGGCAAAGAATGTCGCGCCTGACGAATACCGGGATAAGGTGATTATTGAGTCGGAAAGCCACGGCTCAAAAGCGATTGAGGAGCTCGCGGAATCGTTTAGAGCCGTGCTAGCTGCATCGGGCGGTAAGCTTGGCGGATCGCGCGCACAAATCGCCAAGGCGCAAATCATCGATGCGGATTTTGAATCTATTCCGTCTGCGGATGATTCATCATCAAAAGGTCAGTGTACTGATTAATGAAAACAAATAAGGGAAGGACAATTCTCAAGCTAACAAAGCCGAAGAATCGCAAGATTCCCCTTGAATTGAAATTGATTCGTGCAAGGGTTTACGGGAGCTTGCCAAAAGACGAGGTAAGAAAGCTTAGGCAGTATGTTTATGCTTTGCGCGCAAAGTATGGTCTCACGCTTACGGAATATCGTACGCTAGTTAAAAAGCAGCGTGGCAAATGCGCGATATGTAAAAAGATACCAAAGCATCGACTCTATGTAGATCACTGTCATGATTCAAAACGCGTGCGTGCTTTGCTTTGTAGATCATGCAATGCAGCGCTAGGACTATTTAAAGACGATGTTACTTTGCTGCGAGCTGCTTTAGTGTATCTTAAGCACTTCAAGCAAGAAAAAACCCCCGGCGATGAAACCGGGGGCTAAGTTAGGGTAGTCGGTGGATGTCGGTTATAGCATGCCGATTTCAGCCATCCAAGACTCTGGCGGCAATTCATCGTTGATTATTGATTGCGCGAGGATTCGTGCACATGATTCACAAACCGCGTTTGTGGGCGAGGTATGAATCAATATGTCTGCAGGCTCATGACATGAGTCACACAAAGCATCACCGCGCGAATCAGGATTGAACCAATTGCCGCTCATGTTACATAACCGCAAATAACAGGATGATCGCGGCGCTGGCGATAATAGCCACGTCAATGATTCGGTTTATGATGAAAGCCATGGATCAATACTCCGAATCAATCTGTTTCAACACAGACTCGTAAAACGCTACTCGCGATTTATATTCGTCTGCGCCTTCGGAATCGCCGCGTGCGTTGTGCTGCGCCATTTGTTGGCTGCAATACAGAGACGCCTTTTCAACAGCCTGCGCCATGAGAGCTGCGCCGTGCTCTGTGTCAATGGTGATTGTAAAGCTTTCCATTGGTCATTCCCTTTCAAGGTTCAAACTCATCTATCCATCTTACGCTTTCCTACCCTAAATGCAATAACCCCTATTGCACATGCTCTTATCTTATGTCTTAATCCATCTCGCAACTCATAACCCAAGAGGTACATTTAAACCTTACATTATCAGACTCAACCTTTGGCGGTTATGTCATTCGCCCCAAGCCCAAGTCCCAAGCCCGACATAACCGCCATTGAGTCTGCAGTATCCCGTCCAATGCCTCGCCCATCAACCACCGGTGGTGGGGAAGCCGACGAGATTATGGAATCATACGGCCTACAACCCCGAGAAAAAATTACACTCCTATCTTTCACTTCGACGCTCATCTAACCATTGACTTCATCAGCGCAATCGCTAATGTCCGCATGTTGTGGCGGCATGGGGCCTGATAAAGGCGTAAGACGACTACTAGACTCGTCGAGGGCCATGCATGGATAGAGAAGAATCCCGATCTGCGGTCGATTGCGGCGTTGTTCTAGATTGCGTAAGCGAGAGACATCCAGCCCACAACGTTCACAACGCGCGCGCCATCTATAGCATGTTCATGATCCTATTGAATCCTCCAACAAATCTGCTATGGATTCCTCGGGCTCCATCGAACGGGCGTTAGCAGCATCATGGAAAAGATCGAGTTTCTCCGCGGCAGCGAGCTGGAAGCCGTGACGGTGAGGAAGTTGCTGATCAGCCAACGTGATGACGTCACCAAGCGCAAGAAGTTCATGCAGGAAAAGCATGACATGATTCGCTTTCAAGCTTCTCGTGGGATGTCACGCGCCAAGATGATCGCCACCTGGGGTAGGGACATGGTTGTCGAAGCGCTGGATTCCGATGGGATTCAGACATCACTTGTCGCTGCCGAGTGATGATGACGCATGGCCAAAAGAACCTTATACGCGCGCAGAGATCTCCTTAACCAAGACGCCTTCATTGCCTGGTTTAAAGATCAAGGCTGCAAGACGGTCCTTAAACCTGAAAGCCTTCATGTCACGATCATATATTCAAAGGTCGCTTTTGAATGGGGCGGCCCGCGGCAACTCAAGCCTTGGAAGAACCTGCTGACATGCACGAAGGGCCTGCGCACAGTCGAGGCCTTGGGTTACGAAGGCGCGATCGTTCAACGGTTTGCTTCAGGTATCTTGCAGGAACGCTGGGAAGACATGCACCTTCTTGGCGCCAAATCCGAATACAAAACCTATAAACCGCATGTTACCATTACTTATAACGGCGCGGGCTTGGACATTAAAAAGCTCAAGCCCTTCACCGGACCTTTGTTGTTTGGCCCTGAAATTTTCGAAGAGATAAAACAAAAATTCACGCCATCAGGCGCTCTCGAAAAGTCACGGCCATTCTTCTATGGCACCTAGAAAACAAGTTCTCATCCCAGGTAAGGATCGCAAGCCGCGCGAGCGGAAGGTGGATGAGTGGCCGCCAAAGGGAACGTTGCGTACGGACGCTGACGGCAACGTCGTTAAAGAACCTTTCGAGCCAACCAGATTAGACCCGTTGATAGAGCCCGCCGCTGCCGCGGTACCTGATCCACAACCAGATCCTCCGGCTCCCGCCGCAGATCCAGCCCCGTCGATCATCAGACCCAGCGCGATCGAAATCATCAGGCCTGGCGACGACGTAAAACCATCTGCAGCGATCTCCTTCAATGCGCTCGGATTCATGACCTTCTACGACCTAATGAACTACGGCATGTTCTCATTGCCGGCGCATATGTATCCATTAGCGCAAGCTCTCACTGACGATCGAATCAAAAAGCTCCTTGTCATCATCGGGCCGGGGTCTGGTAAAGCAGTCCACCCTGATACGAAGGTACTAACCAAGCGTGGTTGGATTCGCATGGGCGATATCACCACGGACGATATGGTCATGATCCCTGATGGCAAAACTTGGGTCGCCGTACGCGGCGTTTTTAAACAACCGTTGAGTAAGCTTTACCGCATGGAGTTTGCCGATGGCCGTGTCGTACGAGCCAACGGAGACCATGTTTGGAAGGCCTATAATAAAAAATTCACGCTCGGAAACGTCGGTCTGAAATGGCGCCTGCGCACGACAGAAGAGATTTATCGCTATAAGCACGCGGGAAGAAAAGAACAACCTCGTTGGTACATTCCATTAACCGAGCCCATCTTTGGAAAGCGCATTGATGTTCTTTTAGACCCATATACTTTGGGCTGTCTTCTTGGCGATGGCTGTATCCACGATGACGGTTCTTGTGTTCTTACGTCTGCTGACGACCAAATAGTTGATAAAATTAGATCTGCTGGAATTACTGTCAACAAGCATAAATCAAAGTTTAGCTACGGCGTTGTTGGCATAGCTCCTATCATGTGCGCGCTTGGTCTAAACGGCTCGCGCTCATGGGATAAACATATTCCTGATATTTACCTCAACGCATCAATTGAACAACGTTATGAGTTGATTCGCGGTCTTATGGATACCGATGGTTATGTTGATACACAGCATACCGTCAGCTTTTGCTCGGTCAGTAAGCAATTAGCGAGTGACGTTGCTTATTTAATTCGATCAGTTGGCGGTATCGCTGACACAGTAAAAAAGATAAAAAGCTTTACCAGCCATGGTGCTAAGAAAATTGGCCGCTCTGCGTATCAAGTCAACATACGCCACCCACAATCAGAACTTCTATTTAACCTAGATCGCAAAAAGGCGCGGGCTGGTGAAACTCAATATTCGGAAGACTTAAAGCTTGAGATTGCGTCAATAGAGCAAGAGGATGTTTACGACGAATCTGTTTGCATCAACATCAATCACCCAGATGGGTTATTCCTGCTTGAAGATTTTATCGTAACGCATAACTCATATTGCATTTCTGTAAGCTTCGTCGCCTTCCTGCTCGGCTGTCGCCCAGACTACACCGTCGTTGGAATCAGCGCTGGTGAATCCCTCATGACCGGATTCCAATCCGCCGTCATGAACTGGATCGAATTCTCGCCCGCATGGAAGCTGATGTTTCCGAATGTCCGACCCAATAAAGATCTCGGTTGGTCAACCGAGGCCGGCATGTTCGTTACTGGCCACCGCTCTGGCGATCCCGATGCTTCCTACATTGGCATGGGTCTGTCGTCCAAGCGCCTAACCGGCGTTCACGGTCGTATAATCCTGGGCGATGACTTGCACGACAAGGACAACTCGGCGTCGGAAGAATCCTGTCTCAAAGTACGTGAGACTTTCTACAAACAGATCATGGGTCGTGCCGATCCTCAAGGTGCCCGTTATATGATGGTCGGTCGGCGCTGGCACGAACAGGACATCTATGGCCATCTCGCGCAGACCGGCGAGTGGGTGGTTATGAATCTACCCGCGATGCGTCCAAAAAAGGAGCTTATCAAGGAAGGTGATGCACACAAGCTGTATTGGGATGTCAGCGTCCCACATGGACTGAAATGCTGTTTCAATGATACTGACGATACTAACGACACAAACGATTCAACCCCAAGCGCAGCATAATGTCTAACCCTAGCCTTGACCTTCCGCCTCCAGTTCGTATGCGTATCCCTTATGCATTCGATGAATCCGGTCATGGATTCTTTTGGGTTGAGTCAAAACAAAAGCTCGAAGAAGCTCTATCCGTTCGTCGCAACGCGCCAGCCGAATTCGAGGCCGTCTATCAAGGCCGTCCAGGCCTGCGCGAAGGCTCGATCTTTTTAGAGGACGACCTCAATGCCTTCTTCGACGTTCCATTCCCGCTTGATGAGTTCGCCATCGGAATGGGTTCTCCGTTCGTGGCTGAGTTCGTCAAACGCGGTCACGCTATCGGACAGGCTTGGGATACCGCCTTTTCAACATCCTCACAAGCAGCTCACTCCGTCTGCGTCACTGGACTGTTCATCCCCTGCAACGATTACCATCGAGGCGAGAACCCTGAGCTTGTTGGACAGTGCGATTATCACTTTGACGTGCTCATCCTCAATGTCTTTCGCCGCAAGCTCGATTGGGGCGCGCTCGTCGGAGCGGTCAAGACCCAATACTACCTATGGCGCCCATTTGAAGTCGTCATTGAAAAGAAGGCCTCAGGCCAATCGCTCATCCAAAACTTCAACTCATCTTCCATCCCGATCATCGGCGTGGGCGCGACCGATTCCAAAGGCGACCGCGCACTCAACTCGGTCGGTATAAAATCGGCTGGCTCTGTCCAAGGCTGGTTCCGCCAGCACCGCGTCCGCACACCACGTTGGGCACCGTGGCTGGAAAAGTGGAAAGCCGAGATGAAGGACTTCTCGGGCGCCGACGATTCCTCCTCCGACCAAGTTGACGCTACCGTCCACCTTGTCACCCGCGCGATCATGATGGGCGCGACCATGGCGGTGCTCCCGACCGATTGGAAGCCGGAGTATTCCGCGATCGCGAATGCCTACTCCGACGCTGGCAAGCCTGACCTCTCCATGATCAGCGATCCGCGAGCTGCAATGATCATGGCATTTGACATGCTGCCATCGCTTGTGGAAGATCCCTATCAGGGAACGTGTTCCCGCTGCGCGCATGACGGGGCTAATTTTTGTAAAATCATGGGGCGCAGGATGTTGGCGGTCGATAGCTGTCCGTCATTCATCGACAAAGGGCTGGACGTAGATGAGTCAGACGCATCAACCGGAATCGAGTCAGCGCTCCGCTGGATTTAACCCCAACGAAGGTGTTGAGGCTGGGGAAAACCGTGCGCTTTTCCCATCCATCCCAGGAAACGTGGCCGCTACGGACCTTGAAGGTTACGCGACCTACTTCGAACGTGTCCTGGGCCGTGGCAACGAGAACCCGATTCTCGAAGCTGCCAAATCCCTCGGCGCTAGCGAAGCCAGATATGAATCCATCAAAGCGATCTCAGCTACCGCTGTATCGGCCGACGTCGTCAAGGCCCTAAGAGTCTCTCCGTCTGCCTTTGCTTTCGGTCGCATGTCTTACATGCCGGACTCCGCAATAAACGGCGGCGTCGTGCAATGGCCTGGAATCTCGCCTGAATCTCTCAAAAAGATCGCTCGCGAGAACGTCGCCCCGCAGCTTATCATCGGCATGCGCGTCGATGACGTGATTCGTTATTCTCAATGGTCGGATCAGATCTGGCGCCCAGGCTGGCGCATTGAAATGATGGACCCTGACGAAGAAATTAAGGAAAATCACAAAAAAGAGATCCAAGAAGCTGTCCGCTTCTTGCACAATTCCAATATAGAGACCCCCTACACCGCGGCGCGCAAACGTGATGAGCACCGCCTGACCAACTTCCAGCGCTTTCTCGCTGCCATGACCCGTGACTCCCTGACCTACGACATGATCGCGGTCTGGACGGACATGGACAACTCCGACAAGGTCAAGGCTTACGCCCTTCTTCCTGGCGGAAACATCCGCTTCTGCACCGCTGAAGGCTACAACGGCAATCCCAAGAATTTCGCTGTTGCGGTCGATGACGGCGGGCGCGTTGTTCAGGCTTTCACGCGTGACGAGCTTACTTGCTATGTGCGCAACGTTCGCACCGATCCCGATTCATGGGGTTATGGCTGGCCTGAGATCGAAATCGGTATGCGCGTCATCAAGGGATTTCAGAACGCTCTCGACCTTAACATCGATATCTTCGATCGCAGCGCGATTGCCAACGGTATCCTCACTATCTCAGGTGGCGCTGTCACACAGCGCCAACTTGACCTTCTCAACCGTCTGATCACCAACATGAAGAAGGGCATCACCAAAGCGTGGGCTCTTCCGGTGATCGGACTTCAGGGCGATTCCAAGCTCGAAATCATCGATCTTACCAAGATCAAAGGCAACGAGGCCTACTATAAAGAGTTCATGAACATGCTCGCGGGAGCATTGGCCACGCTATGGCGTTTTCCTGTGCGTCGCCTGGGCTATAAGATCTCAGGCGGTCACAAGGACAACGAACCCGCGCCTGACGGTTCAACCACTCTCGTCGATGAAGACGATCCTGGCCTGGCGCCATTGCTCCAGCACATCGAAACCATCATCAACGAATACCTTCTGTGGACTCGTTGGCCGCATCTTCGCTTTCGCTTCACCGGCAAGAACCCCAAGGAAGATTCTCGCGAATACGAAGCGCGCTCACTAGCACGCACCTGGGGTGAGCGCCGCAAGGAAGCCGGCCTGCCGCCACTGGAAAAGCTCGTCAAGGTGTCAGGCAAGCTCAAAAAACTGCTCGACGCGGCCAAGAAAAAACCCAAGCCTGGTGCTGACGCCGAAGATGGTGAAAAACCCAATGAATCCAGCGATTCCAAAGATCCAACCGCCAAGGCCGATTATAAGGTCAAGGTGAAATTCAAGAACCCCGATGGTTCTGACAAGGACGACGGCAAAAAGCCCGGTGAAGGTGGCGACGATGCTGCTGCGGCTGCTGAGGAAGACGCGCAAGACCCCAGCGAGGAATTCGAGGCCAATCTCTTGAAGATGGTCACGCTGATGGAGTTTGCGCCGATGGATCCTAACCTGTCTTCTATATTTGGCATGCTTGCCGGAACGCTTATGAAAGGTGAAGGTTCTGATTCCACCAGCGGTGAGGGTGGAAAAGGAAATCCATTTACATCTAAATTAGACCCGGCGCGAAGTGAGAATCACGGGCATTTATCTGGTGTTCGACGCGATTCTGCTAAGGAGAAAGGAAAGTGATCTCAGTTGAAGTAACAAGAATCTGCGCAAGCTGTGGCGTTGATAAGCCTATAGAGGAATTTTACAAAAACGTTGAAAGTCGTGGCGGTAGGCTTAGGCAGTGCATTG